TGGTGAAGATTAATCCAATCACAGGCTCAATTAGTCCTTACACAGGAACAAGAAGACCAGCATCAAAAAATGTCATTAGATATTAATGATATAGCATATTGTAACTGTTGATGTTATTATTAGAAAAGGAGATCATTATGAATAGATTAGCATGGGTAGGAATAAAAGTTGTAGTTGGAGTAGTTGCAGTTAAGCTGGCATTACCATACGTGTGTGATGCGGTAGGCTTATATGATGCTGATACAATAAGCCTTAATGGCTTAAGCTCTGATGAACTTATGAATGAGCTACACCAGAAGTTCATGGGTGAGGCTGGCGAAGAAGTAGATGGTGAAGATGAGGAGGATTATACAGAAGTATGATTATCCTTTTTATCATCTTTTTAATCATGGGTTAGTTTTATACTAACCCTATTTTTTATATAATTAACACATATGAATAATATTAATTAATAGAAAGGGTGTTATCATATGAAATATTTTTTTTGTTTATTGACACACGCTGAAGCAAGTAACGGTGTAAATATTGGTAAAACTTTTGCATATGCAAACAGGGGTAGATGGATACAATGTGATGATGTTGCAGCATTTATCACAGTAGGATTCAATAGAGGAAATGACTATGTTGTCAATGACAATAAGGCATATAATATATTGAAATCATACACGGATTTAGCCCAGAAGCAGGTAGTGTTTGTATGTGCCGAAGATGTATCTGGTTGCAATATTTAATTTTTAAAAATCGAACAGTATAGTAATGGGTTTTTATAATCCATACCATACTATTTCGTGATGATTAATGTTGTGATTTAATTATTTATGAAAATACACAGGTACAGTAACAATATGGATATTGCTACTGTACCTATATTTTTTACACCAAGGGGGCATGATATGATGTTGGAAGGAGATGATCGAGTGGTTGATGTTGTTGATTTTAAAGATACTATGTTAAAGACCTTGGTCTTATATAACACATCTTATATTACCGACAGCATGAGACCAAAAGTAATTAAGGCAATCGACCACATAATATTCATGATGAGTGCTTTTGATTTAACTGATATCACGGATGATTGTTTTAATAGGTTCTATAATATAATAGCAATATACACCAAATCATTTTCATTTGAGAATGATTTCAGAATAGCAGTGGAGAATGTAATAATGCACATGATTAATACGCAGTAATAAAGTACAATGGTGATACGATTTGTAATATATCACCATTGTACTTATTTTTTATTTATTATAGTATTGGATTGATAGTATTATATACCAATATATTGCTTTCTTGTAATTTACTCTAGATGCTTCTCTCTTAAACTTAGAATGGATGCCTATCTCATCTCCCCACTTATCAAGAGTATTCTTTATAAGTTTAATATTAGGGTTGTTGCTATTAGTCTTTTTAAAAGTTTCATTTGCCCATAATATAAAATTAGATGAGTTTATATCTTCTTTATTTTTATTTTCATCGTATAAGTATAGGAACAGTAATGCTTGTATAAAATTAAACACTACTGTGGTGTACTTATCAATGAATATCTTAGATAAATAGAACCTACAATCAACAAATGATATCTGTGCAATATCTTTAGCCTGAGTTACTCTTTGTAAATCAAGACCATTTGTGTATAGATTATTGACGATATTATTTGTAACAACATCAACTTTTGATGTATTATTTTGTTCAGTATCGTCTATCTGTATTTCATTAGGATTTACAGAACTCTTATTCAATCGTACTCTATTTCCTAATTTATGATTCTTCATATACTCACCGCATATATTCTTAATCATAGACTTCTGGTCATTCCTTATTCTTTGAATGAACCTAATCATTTCAGAATCACTGGCATCCTTCATATATGGTGATAAGAACTTATATGAATTATTTATAGATGTGAATAATGCAGCAAACAAATGTTTTGAATTCTTAATAATATACTTATTACTGAGATTATCTATTGTATACTGCATAACTGCTTCATCTGCACCGTGTGGAAAGAATAGTGTGAATACTGATGGATATACAGATATAGCATATATTGCTAAGGCTGAATTTAACCCACTACTATCTTTCTTGAGTGTATAATACCTGATGCAACAATAAAATACCCAGAATATAGGGTTTCCACTCAACAACTTAAAATCTGAGGACGACCCTATCTGTTTAGTTACTTCTTTAACCCATTCAGTTATTTCTTTACCAGTTACACCAAATAGATTAAAGAACATGGCTTTATCTGTATCTGCAAATGGTATTAAGTACACCGGACCAGCAGTATGTAATTTTTCTGCGTTCCTATCCATATACTCACCAATTATTCTTTTAAATTTAATATCTCCAGGCTTAGTAGATAATATTACCTCTATCTTAGGATATAAATTAGTCATCATTATATGTGAATTTTTATCACTCTCTTCAAACAAACTTGCCATAAATAAATCTAGTTCATTCATATAATAATATTCCCTTTCTTGTGTTTTTCATGATTATAACCGTGTTTTTAATTGAGATTATTAAACACACAAAAAACATGAGTTTAATGTAAGAATTAATGAAAGGAGTACGAAAATGCTCGTTAATAATAAGACTAAACTTACTGAGAATAAATCAATTCTCCGTAAGTTTAAAACTGTAGATGATTTATTAAATCAATCTAGACTCAGTCTATATGGTACAGATAGATCATCTGATATGGATGAATTGAATAATAAATTCCAAAAATTATTAAATAATGAGATTGGAAGTATTACCAATAGAGATACTGGTGATACATCATCGTTCTTATCACAGCTAATTTCTACTACAAACAAACGAACATCATTAGATGAATTATTATCATCACAGATGCTCAATTTATCAGATAATGATAATAGTGCATTACAGAGCTATATCCAGTCTGCATATAAAAATAGATTTATAGAGCAGAATGATTTGAAAGAGATAGCATCTCAGTTAATAGAGCTTCAGGAAGCTATATTAATTACACGAGATGCTATTATTTCATCTGATGTTGTTGAAGGTAGAATGAGTAGAATACTTGACTTCGATAATATTGATGATGATGAAATTGATAATGCTACTACTGTCATTGAACATATGGAGAGGAAGTTCAAGTTACAAGAAAAAGCTAAAAACTTCATAATCCCACACTGTCTTGAAACTGGTGAGTATTATGTGTATACTATACCATACTCACACTTATTCAATACATATATGAAGCAGAAGGCTGGTTCAAATAGAATATATAGAGAGTCTACTCTTATGGAATCATTTGAACCTGTAAGTGATAAGAATAATAAAGTGCGTAATGGTTTGGATGTATTCATTGAGAGCTGTTATTCTGAATTTATGTCAGATGGAAAGAATGCTGGAGTAACAAAAGATGAATTCTCTAAAGATATGAGTAATATCTTAGGTAACATCTCAATATGTAATGATGGTGTTCCACTCCCTATATTAGAAGAGGGTTGGAGTGCAATGGAATACTTCAAAGAATCAGTTACCATGGAAGCTGGTGAAGATAATGGTGTGCCGAAGAATATATTTGCTGAGATAAATAAGACAAATGTTACTGATGAACTCAGTAAAGCTGCTGAAGGTATACATGGTTCATCATATACCAGTAGAAAGAATGATTTTAAAGATATAACGGATTGTTATTTTAAACTCATAGATAGTACAAAACTTATCCCATTAGAAGTAATGGGAACGGTATTTGGATACTACTATGTGTTGGATGATACTATTTCTCCATTAAATGGTCCAGTATCAAATAATCTTTATGGTAATAATGGTAACGTCGATAGACAGAGTACAATAATAGATACTATTGCAACTAAAGTAGTTTCATCTTTTGATAAGAAATTTTTAAAAGATAATATAAAATTCAAAGATGCAATAGTAAACTGCTTCAATTACTATAATCTTAAAGAAAATAAAGTTAGATTCCAATTTATACCTGCTGAGTATATAACAGCATTTAAGATTGATGAAGATGAGAATGGAAAAGGAACATCAATGATTAAGAAATCATTATTCTATGCTAAGTTATATCTTATGCTTCTCCTTTTCAAAATCATGTCAATCATTCTTTACAGTAATGACCAGAAAATTAATTACATCAAGCAGTCAGGTATTGATAAGAATGTGGCTAACAAAGTACAGGAGATTGCAAGAATTAATCAGAGCAGGCAGATAAATATTACAGATTTATTCTCATATACTGCTCTTATTAATAAAATAGGCAACGGTAATACCATGTATGTACCTACAGGTAGGTCTGGTGAAAGACCTATTGAAACTGATATATTAGCAGGACAAGATATCCAGTTAAATAATGATTTAATGGAGATGCTTAAGAACTCATATATATTAGGTACAGGTGTTCCAGCTGCTATTGTTAACTACTTAAATGAAGCAGATTTTGCTAAAGTAGTTGAACAGAATAACACTAAGTTCTTAGGAAGAGTTGTTAATTATCAGTTAGATTTCAATAGTGGTATGACTGAGTTATATAAGAAACTCATGAGATGGTCTACTAATTTGACTGATAATGTAATAGAGAATTTCGCATTCTCATTCCAGCCACCTAAAGCAACAAGTAACACTACAAAAGCAGATCTGATAAGTCAGCATCAGACACAGTCTGATTTTGTTGTAGGATTAATGTATAATGAGGATGATCCTAATAAGGGTGACGAAATTAAGAAAGAAGTTAAGATATTCAAGCAAATGTATGCTGAAGATTGCTTACCAATGATTGATTTCGATAGAATCCGTGAATTACAAGAGAAAGCTAAATTGAACTATATCGAACAGAAATTAACACCTAAACCAGAGAATGGTGATGACGGTGATGATATCGGTATTGATTCAGAATTAGATAATATTCATCTATAATAAAAAAGAAGAACCCAGAGTATATAATATACTCTGGGTTCTTTAATGCATAATCTATAGTTTTTTAGTAATTAGCCATTTGAGTTTTTAGTCATATATGCTGGCTTCTTATACCTCTGACCTCTAGGTGCATTAACATCATAGATACCACCAGTATTGTTGATATCGATGAAGTCTTTCTGCTTCGCGTTCTTATCATCAGATAAGTTGTACATAATACCATCATTTGCACTATATCCAACTTCGTTAGATTTAGCAATAGTATTATTCTGCTTATACTTACCTTCAACAGCATAACCTGAATGCATGTTGAGAGAGTTAGAGAGAATTCTGTACTTAGCAAGAAGTGCCTTAGCAACATAGTTAATCTGAATAGATTCATACTTAGTTGCTGTGAACTCTATCTGAGTAGATACGAGATCATGCTGACCTGAGCTGTAGTTAAGGAAGTCTGTGTCAACTTTCTTAGGGAAGCAGTTTGCAAATAAGCAAGCATACTCTACATTTTTACCAGTATTATCAGTAACTACATAAATGAACTCTGCAGTCTGATTTGCCTGGATATGGTCGATACTATCATCACCATAATATGTTGAAAGACCTGTCTGGATATCCAACGCTGAGTTTATCCATGTATGAAGAATAGTTCTTATTGGAAGACCACTAAATTCATAACATGTGATAGTTAAGCTGTTAGTATCATCTTTAGCTGACTTAGGAATCTCAAAAGATAATCCGTTATAACCACCAGTAAGTGGATCAGTATCAACACTGATATCACTAAGACCTGAGATAGCTGTGCAACCATATTCAAGAATATGCTTGAAACCATTCATCTGGTCTGGTCCGATAATGGACTGTATATGTATAGGAGTCTGTACCATGAAAAGTCTAGCTCTACCACTTACAAATGGGTCATAAGCCTGAAGGGACTCATGTGTTGCATTAACACCACCCATAAATAATGCATAGTTCTGTACCTTTCTCCAGTTAGCACCGCCCTTACCAAATTCACGACGACCTGTTCCGATTGTTAATCCTGCCATTTATTCGACTCCTCCTTTCTTAGTTACTAGCAGCAGTTCCCTGCTGTCTCTTATTAAGGTCGATTTCAATAATAACGATCTTATTAAGACCACGGAATGTAATTCCGGCATACAAGTGAAGAATCGAATGTTCGAATTCATATGCAGATGTCTTAAATACTAAATCGAAATTCTCAACAATGCTTCCGATTACATCACTGAAAGAAGCCTTTGTTAACTGAATGAATGAGTTTCTTACAGACTCATCTGCCCAGTTATATATCTGAGATCTAGCTGCCGCTTCGAGTCTTCTCTTAATAATGAAGTATATATTTGAGTTATTCTCTTCAAGCAAATCAGTATCAGTTCTCTGAGCTGTATTCTGTGTTGCTCTCTGGAAAATATTTTCATTAACGCACTCAAAATAATTGAACCTGTTCTTGTAGAGAAGTTCCTTAACATCAGTATGATACTCCTCAATATGAGGTCTGATGGAATCTCTAACATGTCCAGTAAGCTGGCATCTGTCATATACCATAGGAATATGATATCCAACATAATTGAAGTGGTTATTGAATAACTGGGATAAGAAGTATGTTATTGTAACAGGAATCTTCTTTCCAGTTGTTGGGTCCTTGATATCATAATTATGAATATCAATGGATACCAGATGATTATCGATAACTCTGTATTTCTTAATAAGCTCATTTACTGTAGCTATATTAATAGAGTCAACGATATTTGTGTCAAGATATACTCTACAATCCTGACGAATGTCTGCAAGGTTAACGATTGTCTGCTTAACTTCAAAATCGTAGTTAGCATCGAAAATTGCATGACATCTTGTTCTGTTAGCAGACAAAATTCTTGAGTCATATGTACCATCATAAGCCTTAATATAAGCCTTATTAACAGCCTCTCTCTTAGCGTCTGCATCAGCATTAGCAAATGCTCCATCTGTACCGCCGTTAAGCTTAGCACCATAAAGGTCTGCAAATGAGAACACACCAGGTGTCTCAGTGTAATCTGCGGCAACATATGATGGGTCTGTCTTATTCACATCAGGTGTGAGCTTCTTAACAAGCTTGAATCCTGGAAGTGAATCTGAAGATGATCTGAGTGCAAGACCGCTGATGAAATCGAATTCATCTAAGTCTGGAGCGACTCTAGTCATATCTGCAACAAGTGCGATTTCCTTAAGTTCATTATAGTGTGCAAGATGTTCCTGAGCCACTGGTACTGTACCAGCCATCTGCTCAGCAGGAATCGCATATGTATCAAACTTGGTTGTATATTCTTTCATTACATCCACATTAAGCTCTTTAAGGAACTTAACATATGCGTTGTAGATTCTTTCAATACCAACTTCAGATGTTGTAATCTCAATTGGCTTAGAATCAATTGCCTTGTCTGAAAGAATATCATCGATAAGAACTGAGCCATCACTAGCATACTTAGGTGATGATGTCATAGCAGCAATATAAGCTGCGTCTGTTGTAAGAACACCATCGGTAGTAAGGCAATCAAAATTATACATCTTGATACCATACTCTTCTTCATATGTAGCATTGGGACTCATTCTAAGGGAATACTTGTTACCGCAAACACCTCTACCTACATAGTTAGCTGCAAGTATAGGAGCCTGTGTAAATCCCTCTGCGTCTCTGTACGCTTTAACGTCATCAACTGTTGTTTCTGCACCATCAGCTTTGTTTAAGTTGGTAAGAATCTGCTTCTTCTCCTTAAGAGCCTCGATAGTCTTAGCGACAAACTTAACTCTAAATTTTCTCTTATGAGCATCAGGTACAGCATCTTTTGTATCAGCTTTGTAATATGCTGAAACTACGGTATTAGCATATGTAGCATCCTCAGGCATTACTCTCATAAGCCAGCATGATGTATTATCCTGGTTAAGTACATTGAGTGCCTGCATGAATGGCTGACCATGTGCTGCAAAATTGCTTTCACCGAAAGTCTGTACTGCGGCAGTTCTGGAACCCTTCTTAATCCAAACATTATCAGGACCCTTAGGTGATGTAATTGCATAACACTGAGTTATGGTATTATCAACATCTACAGGATACTGAGGTTCAGATATCTTCGTATAATCATTCATATAGGTTTCCACATGTGGAAACTGCCACTTAGGGAATATTTGTGATGTACGAGGCATATTCTCGCATCCTCCTTTTTAAATATTATTTATAATTTTTATCAATTTTCATTAATAAAACTATAGATTTAAATTATTGTTCAGATTTGAGGTCTGATTTTTTGCGTATAAAACCTACATTTTTATTATATCTTCGGTAGGTACATATGGTTCTGGTTCTTTGTTTTTTGTCTTATTTATCGATGTAGTAATCATCGAATCAATATCTTCAAATGTCATAGCAGTGAATGTAGATGTATACTGACAAACCTGTCTACTATTCATCATCTTATAATCAAATTCACTTATTTTAGGATTCTTAGCTGCTACTATACTATATTTGAGTGCTGGGTTTTCTTTATAACGATAAACACCAGATAGTATCAATTCAAGTATCATAGCAGGTACACCAAGATTTACTCCATTGATTTCCTGATTTAATGATAGAAGTTCATAAGCTTCACTGTATGGAATAGTAGGTGGTAATTTACCTTTAAGAACTACATCCAAGAATGCCATACAGTTTGCACTGTCCTGTATTGTGGTTGTAGTTGTTAACTTATTACCAGTCATATATGTTACAACAACACATGGTACTGGTGTACCATATCCTGGGAGGTCGACTGTCTTATTTTCTCTATTGACAGCAAATAGATTTATCCATGTAGGCATCTTTAGTAAGCTAGTACCAAGTTTCTTACCACTACTGTCAAAAAAAGAAATATTTAATACACCCAGTATATTGATTATATCACCCTGTATAACGCCAATAGCACCACTACCATCAATATCATCCTTTGGGATGTATACTTCAGCATATGCAGCATTAGCTAGTACGATATAACCTTTGTCGGCTTTTAAATATTTATTCATAATTAATCCTTTCTATAGATTGGAATTACTTATGAATTTGTCTTTATGTAAGAAAAAATTACTGACATTATAGTAATAAAAATACAAGAATAATATAGAAAGGAAGTTAGATATCATATGGGTAAAAAACCAAGTACGAATATCGGTGACATCACTACACCAGAACCAGGAATAGGTAGAGGTAGTGATGCACCAGATTTAAGGAGAGATAGAGGTGATGAATTACCAAGTGGCGGTGAGGATGATTTTATTGCTAACAGACATACACCACAGCCATCACAGCCTCCAGTACCACCAACAGAACATCCAGCATCGCCAGCACCTGAAACATCGGGGGAGGCAGGTAAACCAAAACCAGCTTCATCACCAGAAACAACATCTCAAGAAGGTAATGGACCAAAGCCAGCAACTCCATCATCCCCAAGTGGTGCTACAGGTGGTAAGAAGAATGAAGCAGCTAAGGTAAAAAATAAACCAGTAGATAGTGTAGTTGCAGATGTTCCGAAGTTTAAAGACTTCGTTTCAGATGCTCACAAAGTTGTACAACCAACATCAAAGTCTGGTAGAAAGCATGTTGAACCATTTACACAGGAACAAGTTGATCCAGCTAAACCTAAATTTATACTGGTTGTAACAAATGCTCCTAGGTTAGCTAAGACTGGAACAACCGCAGCAACAAGACTTGAGTGGGCTGGATTTAAACCAAAAACTGGAGAACATGGAGAAATCTCAGTAGATTACAATTTCCAGGATCTCAAGTTCAGGAATAAAGCAATTCGTAAATTGCAGGGTGTAGGTATAAAGATTAAGATTACAACAGTTACTCCTTAAATACATCTCAAAATGTACAGTATGTGATTTATATGGTCACATACTGTATATTTTATCGACATTATCTTAATATTATTTTTTAATATTAGAAAGGATGGAAACAATAATGTCAGCTGTAATAACTGAAAAAAGAACACCTAAGAAGAATAAAAAGACAAATCTTCTTGGCGATGTTAACGGCGATAATGTAGTAGACGCCAAGGATGGTTGGACACGAGATGAGATTGAATATGTTATCAAGAATGATATCGAGCTCGAGGGTGCTACTGAGGATTTAGCTAAAATACTTCCTGATGGTTACAAAGATGAAGACTTCATACCTCAACCTGAAGAGGACGATGAATCATCAGAGACATATGACTCATGGGATTTAAAGGCACCACCGACCCCAGCAATACCTGGTGGACATCACCCTATGGAAGGGGCAGAACCTGTATTTGCAGGACATGATGACCGAATGGATGATGATATGGGACCGACACCAAGTCCATATAATGGAAGACGATATGCCGACAGAGATGGTTTGGTATACCCACCAGGTTCACCAGAAAATCCATCACCAGTACCAACAGGACATGGATCAAGTGAACCTGTTGTATATAAGCCTAAGGGATGGATTGATAGACCCGGGTTTATCAATAGAGTACATTCAAACTGGACTCCACCAAGACATAGGGATATGGTTGCTAATAAGAAAAAGACACCTCCCTTCACTAATGGCGAATCAACACATTCTCAGGCATTAACTGTGAAGATAGTATGTGATAGTGCAGATGAAGTAAAGAAATATGGAGCAATTATAGAGAAGAAATTTGGGTTACCAACAACTCTCTCAACATCATTAGGTGGTGACGGTGCAACTAGTTATCTTAATATCAATTATCCTTTTATTCCTAGCGAGATTAATAAATTACAGAAACTCCTTAATGGAACAGGTATTAAAAAATTCTCGCTACTCATTAAAGAGCCTTACCACAGCGACCATTTATAATGGCGAGGAATGGGACATGGATTAATATATCCATGTCCCATTCATTATTAATCTAACGCAATATCACCTTTTAGGTAATTTTCATAATTTGTTGGAGTTGATATCTCAATATCATCCTTACTTGAATCTATACTGAATCCATATATCATACTACCATCTGCTCCTGTTTTCTCACATAATATATACTTACTAATATCATCAGTATATATTATAACAGATTTATCTGCTTCTGTTATATAGATTTGTGATATATTATCACGACATGATTCAAGTAATACACCAGCGTGATGCTCGGTTAATACTGGATCATATTCACAGCTATTCTCTATACTAGTTAGTATATTCTTAACTGCTTCATATAATTCAGTACTAACTTCAGATGACTCAGGTGTTGTCTTACTATACATTATCTCTGGTATACTCGAATCATCAATATCTATAATATCATCTAATATATTGGTATTATTTTCACCAACATCAGCTATACTATCTGATGTGGCTACTAAATCTTTACCGACCGTATTTCTATAATCATTCAATGCTAATTTATCAAATTTATTTGGAAATAACAGTGTCAGGAGTGTATTCATAGATGTTGCTGATATCTGTAATTTAGGGCAAACTGCAACAGTTATAGCATTAACCAATTCAGTAGATACATTACTCTCGTCCAATTGGTTTATTAAAATATCAAGATATCGTGTAGCCAATGATTTAATTGAATCACCACTCATAATATCATAGATTTTAGATGCTGTCAAAAGTACATGTCTGATGAAATCTTTGACAAATTCAACACCATAATCTTTACCATCACACAAATTTGTGAACATAAGAACCATATTATCGATATTGAACAGTATGTCAGTTGTATAGGTTAATCTATTGAAGTATGCTGATAATCCCGGATACATGTTAACATATTTAGCCTTAAACACAGCTAATTCGGGTAGCATATGCCAAGTCTGTTCATCATTTAGTATCGCATTATACCCATCTAATACACTAGGTATGAAATTATAACAATTTGCTTTAAGGTACTCTCGTGTATTAGGTAGTTTCTCACTTGCTTTCATTATTTAATATCCCCTTCCTTCTTATATCATTACTATTTGCTTTTCTTTATCGTTGTTATAGATATTATCATTCATTTCATTGAGATATTTTAGGAATCTATTATTTTCCTTATTATATATCTTCAAGTAATTTATTTTACTACTTATAACAACATCATCCTTTAATTTCTCTTTAACCTTATCTACATCCTGAATCTTGTGATGCATATTTGGATTATCTCCACCATCTTTAATCTCTATCTCAAGATTCAATGATGGGATATATGCATCAGGAATATAAAATAATTGCTTCCCTTCATACTCATAGTAATATGTGTGTGGGGATGGCATTATTATATCACTTGCATCATAATCCATTACTTTATCAATGAATTCTAAGAAAGATTTTTCATAACTACCAGTATATGTGGTAGTGTGCACATGGTCAGACCATAAATATGTACCACTAATACTTCTATTAGCTAACATTTTTTTCTGTTGTTCTGGGTCATTGAGTAATGTTGTCTTACCATATTTACCTATCATTCTTTCTTTGAAAGTCTTGATGTAAGTTTCTTTGCATTTTGGATTATTACAAAATCTCTTATATTTATGAGTAACATCGTTCCAATCGGTATCACTTTTACATATGATACATGTACCGTGTAGCTTACCAGTTTTGATGAAATTGATAGCCTGATAGCCACTAATTCCTTCTGGTAATAAATCCGAATGTGTTGACTCTAAGTGTGATGCATAGTTAGTAATATCTCTTGTAAAAAAATTACAAAATTTGCAATATATTCTTTTATTGGTCGAAGCCAAACGATCACCTACTTTCTTTTATATTCTAGCATTAAATTGCTGTTTTGAGATGAATTAAAAGAAAAAAAAGAGGGGGCTTTTTATCGCCCCCC